CGGTGGTGACCAGCACGACGTCGCCGCGCTTCGCCATCAGCGTGTTGTTCATCGCTGGCCCGAGAGCCTTGCTCCACACCGCGCGCAGCCCGCCGCCGGACAGCGCGAGCATCGTGGCGCGCGCGCCTTCTTCGTCGGTGTATTGGCCGCGATAGAGCGCGACGGGATCGACGTCCGTCATCGCACGGACGCAGTCGCCAGCGAACAAGCCGCAGTCGTGAACGCCCCACTGGAACGGCTTGTCGCGAGCGTCCTCAAACGCAGCGGCGAGCCTCGATGCCCAATCTTCGCGGCGAACGATCATCAGCGGCCCCATGTGATCTGCGCGTCCTGGAGGCTTGCAACATACGCGAAACCTAGGTCGCCGGGGTAATCTATCGCCTGATCCTCGGGCGTGTAGCGTCGCTCGCGGGCGCGCTCCAGGTCGATCAGTTCGCTCTCGTAGGAGATCGCGATGGTGGCGGTGTCCTCGCCGTCCTCGATCGCCGGAACGTCGAGGCGGCCCTCGAACTGCAACACCGGATCGGCCACGACCGAGCCGCCGCTGAAGAACGCGAGATAGACGCGGCCCGTCTTGCCCGATCGCGCATCGCCAAGCGCGGCGGCGAGCAGATCGGAGGGCACGCCCGATAGCGACACCGTCAGCCCCGAGGCGCGGATCTCGTTCGTCTCATCGATGGCCGAGATGCCGAGTAGTGTGCCGACGCCGGACCATGTCTTCCCGTCCCAGGACAGGTTCCCGATGCCCGACCAGAGCCGCACCCATCCCGAGGCGAACTCGCCCTCGAACAGGATGCCAACTTCGACGGACGCGGCCTGTAGCTGCGTGATGACGGATGCGGTGAGGTCGCGGGACATCAGATCGCCTCGACCGCCGCGAATGTGATGCCGTAGACCGTGGCTTCGTTCACGTTCCACTCGCTGTCATTCGACGCGAGGCGGAACAGTCCAACGGTGTTTGACGTAACGACCACCGCGTTGTCCGCAGGGCTCTCGCGCAGCCTCGGCCAGATATCGAGCGTCATGGCCCCCGCAGCAGCGGTGGCATCGGCCAGCACCTTGTAAAGCCGCGCGCCGCCGCCCGTGCCGATCTGGAAATAGTCGCCACGCTTGGCGGTCGCTCCCGCCGAAAATCCGTCAATGGTCAACGCTTCGCCAGTCTGCCCCGCGCCGTTCACCAGCGGTGTCCCGGCCCATGTTCCGCGCGGCGATGTCGCTGCCGGGTCGCCGAGCAGGAACGTGCCGAACCGCCCCTTCATCGACATCAGAAATCCGATCCATTCTTCTGCGTCGGCGCGCTTCATCGGCGGAAGCGTTACATCCGCCTCCCACCATGCGCCCTGGTGACGAACCAGCTGCTGCTGGCCGGTGAATGGGCTGACGCTCGCGCCCACAACATTGCGCGCGCGGATCGAGATTGACCGAATGCCGGTGGTTGGGATCGAGAGTGGATAGGTGATCGCCATGCTCAGGTTCCCATTGCCGAAGCGAACGAGCCGCCGCGCATGCGTGCGTCTGCCACCGCATCGACGGTCTGCCGTTTGATGGCTGGCATCAGCGCGGCGATCTCGGCGCGGACGGTTTGGGCGACGCCGGTTGAGATGTTGATGGTCTGATTGACCGTCACTCCACCGCCCATCGACGCGCCGTTTGGCACAACGGTGCCGTTGCCCGCCGGCACGAACACCTCCGGCCCTTCCTCGCCGACAATGATCGGGCGTCCGCCCGTCACCGTGCCACCGTCGGCAAAGCCGGGAAGGCCAAGATCGGTCGGCGACATCGCCCAGCTTGGCGTCGCAGCTGGGCCAAACAGGCCGCCGAGGAAGCTTGAGGCCAGGCCAGCAAGTGGCGTCGTGACGGTCTGGCGCAGCACCAGGCGCGCGAGATCCTGCGCGATGCCACCCAGCACGCTGCGGAAGCCCTGCCCCTTCACGATGGCGTCCTCAAATGCGCTTTCAAACGTCAAGCCAAGGTCGCGCGCAATGTCGCGCGTGCCGCTTGTGGTTTGGTTCAGCCTATTCCACGCCTGGTCCGCCGCCGCAGCGTATTCCTCATGCGTCAGGCGACCGGTCATCAGCAGTTCGTTGAGCCGCTCGAGTTCTTCGGCATATGCCACCGTCGGATCAAGCTGCGCGCGAATGCGGCGCGCTTGCTCGTCCAGCGCCTGAGCGTGGCGATCAACCGAGACCTTGGCCTTGTCCAGTTCGTCGGCGGCGCGATTGACGAGCGCAGTGTATCGCTCCTGGTCGATGCTGCCCGCTTGGAGCGCGAGGCCGAGATAGGTCAGGCGGCTCTCATATTCGCGCGTCGCGCGTGCGGCGGGGTCGAGGCCTTCGATCACAGACTGGATTGTGGCTTGGGTCGCAATCTCAGTCGCGCGCGCCTCTTCCTCGGCCTTGCGCGCGGCTTCTTCGCGAAGCTGGATCAACTCAGCGATGCCCTGGCCGGTCGCGTTGTAGGCGTCGTCTGAGTAAAGGAGCGCTGCCGCATTGGCCTGTTCAGCTTTGGTCAACTCTCCAAGCTTTTTGGTCAGTTCATCGATTCTTTCTGCGGCGCGGGCAACGTCAATGTCGGCACCGATGCCAAATTCGCCGCCGCCGCCACCGTAGGTTTGAAGCGCTGACCCCGCTTGAAGTCGAAAAATCTCCTGTTGAAGCTTTGCGATTTCAAGGCTTGCACCCAAGCGCGGCGTCGGTGCGGTAATCTTTGCCGTCTCTTTGTTCAGCCGCTCGATTTCATCAACGATTTCAGAGATCGCATCGCGCACCTCTTCGGCCGCACTGGCTGTCTCCCAAAGCTTATATCCGAGAGCGCCAACAGCTATCGCAGCGCCAGCAAGCGCGCCGCCAGGGCCAAAAACGCCAAGGAATTGCGGCGCTTGCTGCCCAAAAGCCGTAACCGCAGATGTTCCACCTGTAACCTGAGTCGCAAAGTCCTGGATCTGAAATCCGGCTTGCGTTGCGACGTTTCCGACGCCGCGAAACGACCTTTGTGACGTCGCCCCCATTTGCTCGGCGGCCATAGTTGTGCGCCGAAGCGAGTTTTGTACCTGCTCAAAAGCAGCTTTGGTTTCGTCTGTTGCGGTCAGCGTTAGGTTAAGCGGCGGCGGAACAGCCATCACCTTTTCTCCCGCCGGATGCGCTCGTAGGCGATCCAGCCGCGATACTCATCGACCGTCATCGACAGAACGTCGGCGACGCGCATATGGAGCCGATCCGCGAGGCTGTAGAGCGACAGTTCCTCGGGATCGGCCCTCAGTTTCCCTCGCGCTCCTCGACCGTCGTCACGCGCGAAATTTCAGCCGCCATCCACTGCACAATCGACGCCGGGCACCGACGCATAAGCGTGTCGCGGTCCTCAAGCGTGAAGACCGCCTCGCCCTTCTCGTCGCGCGCCTTCATGATGATTGCGCCGATGAGGTAGCTGTGCGGATCGTCCTTGTAGCGGCGGGACAACTCGCGCTGCTCCGCCACCGTCATCGGTGAGACGTAGATCGCATAGGGCTTTCCGTCGGGCTGCGAGACCTCGGGAACCTCGATCCGGCGCGCGCCGATATCGTTGGCGCGCGCCACCAGTGCTTCGATCAGCCGCATGATCAGTTCGTCTTCGTCAGGGTGCCGGTGCCCTGGAAGCTGTACGTCGCCTCGACCATGCCGTCGAAGCTGGCCGTGTGCGAGCAGCCCGTGACAACCACAACGCCGCTATAGGTCGTCGCCGCCGTCGCAGTGCCTTCGGGAAGCAGCGTCACCGTCGCCGTGCCGGCATTGGTGCCGAGCGGCGCGAGCGCCATCTGGGCATTCGTGTCGCTCTCGTCCCAGTAGCACGTTAGCTGGCCCGACCACGACTTCATTCCGGTGGTGTAGGTGCGGAACGTGTCACCCATCGTGCTGTCTTCGATGGTGTCCTGCGTGATGTCGAGCGACCACGAACGGAGTTCGGCCACCGCGCTGGTGCCGACCCGAACGAGGCCTTCCTGGCCGCGATGGTTTGCCATTTCGTCGTCTCCTTACGATGTCGTCGTGGGGTTGTTCTCCGCCGTGCGGTACGTCACAGCGAACGTGAGGCGGACGACGCCGAGCGGTTGGTCGCCGCCGTCCACGATGTCGATGTCGGTGCTGGTCAGCGTGCAGTCGCGCGCCGCACCGCTCAGTTGCGATCCGCCAATGGCGGCCTCGACCTCGGCGGCGATATCGTCAAGGGTTTCGTCAACATCGGCCACGGCGCGCGCCATGCCCTCAACGATGATATCGCAGCGGCGGACCAGCTTGGTCGGCACGCCCATGACGATCTCGCGCTCGCTTGTCTCGCCGCGCGCGTAGACCAATAGCGCGGGCAGCAGATGCGCGGCGATCGGATAGACCCGAGACCGATAGACGCGCGCGCCGGTCGTCGCGAGGCCGGTAAGCGCCGTCACCATCGCATCGCGGATTGCCTCGCGCTGGTGCGGCATCAGGGCTTCTCCAGCAGCAGCGTCGTGACGCCCGTGCCGTCAGCCTGGACGACGCGGATCGTGTAGGTGGTCGAGCCGATACGCAGCGCATCGCCTTCGCGCGTGCCTGTCGGCAGATCAGCGGTGGCGACCATAAAGCGCGGCTGCGACACCGCGAACGGGATGCCGCCGCGCGGGTCAACAGCCTCGTATTCGTCGTCGTAGATCCCGGCGACCTTCGTGCCGACCGTCTGGCCGGCGCGCGTGACGCGAGCGGCAACACCGAAAATATCGATGTCCATCAGCGCCGCGATGTCGCCTTGGATGTTCATTTCACGGGCTCCAGCTTGCCGATGTGCTCGAGGTAATTCAGCACCAGTTCCGCCACCTTCTCAGGCCGCGCGAGCGCCTGGCACGCAGCAGCCTTTGTCGTCGTGTCGCGCGCGCAAAACGAATAGTTCGGCGGATGCACGCGGTGGCATGGATAGCACCCGAGCGCCAGCGGTTCTGCACTCGCGGTGTTGACCCAGTGCTTCGTCAGGTTCTCGACGCTGCTATGCGACAGCGTCACGATTTTCAGCATCGGCTCAAATGCCACCGCATTGGCGATCAGGCTTTCGGTGGCGACGACAGCGTCGGCCTGTAGCGCGTACGCCAGCGCATGCCTTACGGGCCACTCCATGCCCGCGTAGATGCCGTAGGGTTCGACGCCCAGCACGCTCTCATCGCGGATGTCGCCGAGCGCCACTGAATAGACTTTGCGCGCGGCCAGAAGCTCCATCAAACGCTGCGTGTAGGGCCAGTATTTGACCGGCCCGCTGCCCGCAGGATTGATGACGACGACCGGCCCCGGCAGCTCTGCACGGATGCGCTTGGCCCAGGCCTCCTCGGCGGCGCTTGGATAGTAGCGCTGGCGGAAATTGGATGGCGGCAGATCGGCGTAGGCGTGAACGGTCTCAAGATAGTTTGCGTTCATCAGCCGATGACGAACGGTCTGCGGCAGAAAGAACTCGTAGCTGGTTTCGTGCGGCAGCAGCCGGTTCTCGACGCTGCCGATCAGGTTGATGAACTTCGTATGCCGCTTGGCCTGATGGCACCAGAACGCCACCGCTTCCTCGTTCGGGATCACGGTGTCGCTGAAGACCACCAGGTCATCGATGTTCGGGTCGTGTTTCAGCACCGCGCCGCCAGTCGGCCCGACATAGCAGGTGACGTGATAGCCCTGCTCCTTGTAGTTCGCGCAGACGCTCGACGCCCAGAGCGCATCGCCGTGCCCGCCTACGCGCACAATGCCGACGCTCTTCTCGGGCTTCGGCTCGCTGGCCTTGTCCATCTGACCGGCGCTTGGCTTCTCGCGGCGGTAGACCTGGAGGAAGGAATACTCATCGTCCTGGTCGCGCGTCTCATTGACAAGCAGCGTCCAGTCCGGCGCGATCTCGCGCATGGCCGCGACGATGTCCTCGGGCGCGAAGTCGTGCTTGTGGTCAGGATTGGCACCGGGCTGCCCGATGCGCGGATACAGGTCGCAGTGCGGCAGGTAGAGCGTCAGGTGCCCGCCAGGTGCGAGAAGACGCCACCATTCGCGCAACGTTGCGCGGTAGTCCTCAATGTGTTCAAGCGTGTGCGACGAAAACACCGTGTCAAACGACTGGTCCGCGAACATCGCCAGCCTGGACGCATCGCTGATCGCGATGTCCGGCCGCATGCGGATGCCGAAAAGCTTGGTGTCCGTCAGGTTATCGACGCCGATCAGATGCGGCCAGACCTTGCGCGGCCCGCACCCGATGTCGAGGCCGCGATTGCAGTACCGCAGCACCTCATATTTGACCTTGCTCGCCTCGTCGCCGTTGCTTGTTTCCAGACGCCAAACCATCAGTCCTCCAGGGTTGAAGAAAACGCCGCGCGCCGATCTCTCGACGCGCGGCGCTAGTCATACTTGGATCAGGTCAACTGATCCAGCATCACCGCGAAGGCGCCCGGCTGGCGGACGCCGAAGTCGGCGAACTGGTTGAGCGTGATCTTCACTTGGCCGGTGTCGGACTTCGTGTAGGGATCGACTACGATGTCCGGCGCGCCGAACAGGCCCAGGACGGCCATCGACCAGTCGGACGAGAAGAACGTCGCCGAGCAGACGGTGGTGCTGGTGCCCTTGGTCAGATTCGCCGGGACGTTGTTGGTCACCGCGACCCGGTAGCCGTTGACCGGCTGCGCGCCGTTGTCCCAGATGAACGGCAGGTTGGTGCCGCGCTGCACCTGCTTCGCACGACCACGGACCTTGGTGTTGGTCAGGTAGCCGGCGAGCCGATCCGGTTCGGCGTTGGCGTTCGCCACCGCGCTTTCCAGATCGACGAAGTGCGCCCACGCGACCGTCGCCCCGTTCGCGCCGGCAGTCGCCGTCGAAATCGAGGTCGTGTTGCGGAGGCCCAGGATGTTCGGCGCGGTGCCGTTGCCGTTGATCGCCTGGTTCTCCAGCAGGATCGCAGCGCCCATGAGCAGGTCGTCGCGGATCATCGGCTCCAGAGCCATCGAGGACTGGATGATGGCCTGTTTGGAAACCTCGACATACGCGCCGATGCGCTTGGGCGACAGCGACAGCTTGGCGATGTTGGGGTTGGTCTCAGCCGCCGACCCGATTTCCGTCAGCATGCCGAGCGTCGAGGCGACCGACTTGCGCGGGATGTCGATGTTGGCGGTCAGACCCGGCAGGATACGCACGCCGAGACCCGCCATCACCATCGCGTTTCGCAGCGCATCGACGTAGAGATCGCCACGCAGATCGGTGGCGACGAGGTTACCCGCCTCCGTCGAAGTGCCGACGTTGAAGTCGCGGCGGTAGATGTCGAGCGGGATGTAGAAGCCCTCGGGTGCGCGGCCCATGATTTTCGCCACCGCTTCGCTCGCCTCGCGCTCCAGGCCCGCATCGGACCAGTCGCCGAGAACCGCCGCGCGCAGAGCGCGCCCGAGGCTGTAGCGCCGCGCCTCGGTCTTCGTCATGCCGACATGGGCGGCGGACGTGTCCGTGTGCCGCGTTTCCATCTTCGCCATGATCAGATCGCGGAACTGCTCGACGCTCTTGCCGTTGCGGACGGCATCGGCGGCATCACGCGCCCCGAGATACTTGGAGTACTGGTCGCCGAGGTCGAGGATCGACCGCACGCGTGCGGCCTCGAGATCCGCGCCGGCAGGCTGCTGGATGTTGTCGCTCATAGTCAGGTTCCTTTCGGATTTGGGTTCCGGTGCCACCTTCGGCGGCTCCGGCAATTGCGGCTGCTGTTCGTCAGCGGCACGGCCCACGCCGACCGTGGGATCAGCTGGAATCGCGACGAGCGACAACTCGTACGGCTCCCAGTCGGTCACGCGGATTTCGCGCGACCCGCGAACGGGCTGCGCGTCGTGGATCATGTAGCCGACCGAGACGTGCCGGCGAATGCCGTCCTGCACGTCCCGAAACGCTTCCTCAGCGAGTTCGGAGCGACCGAAGCGCACGACAGCGCGCCCGATCTTGTCCTCGTCAATGGAAGCCCGCTCGATGACGCCGATTAGCCTGGTCGGGTCGTGATCAAGCAGCAGCGCGCCGCCGCCGGCCAGCCTGCCGAGGCGAACCGATTGCGGCGCGTGGTCTAGTACCTCCATGCCAAAGGAGCGTTCGTAAGGCTCCTCGGAGGAGAATGCGAGAGGCACCGTGCGGGCCTCCAGGTCAACAGAAGCGCGCTCAAAAGTGGCAACGCGCGTATGCTTCGTGCCCTTCATGTGCGGGCCTCCTGTCCGTTTTCCATCTCGTCTTCGGCCTCGTCCTCGGGGCTGTCTTCAGCCTCGACCGGTTGATCGCCCAGCACGACACCCGCAGCGGCGATCTTAGCTTGTTCGTCAGCAAGCTCGGCGAGAATTTCATCAAAATCCTGGCCCGTCTTCGCGGCGATGCGGCTGCGCGAGGTAAGACCGGCGGCGAGAAGCGCTTTTTCGGCCTCGGCATCCTTGAGCGGATCGACCCACTGCCAGCGCCGCCCGAGGAACGTGCTGGCATCGGCGAACTTGTTGAAGCGATCCGCAGGAAGGGCGCGGCCTGATGCTGGCAGCCGGACATCACCGCGCACCAGCGCGGAGGCTAGCCACTCGCGATAGACCGGCATGACGAGGCTGTCGATGAACCAGCCTTGCAGCACCTGCCACTGATCCCGCGTCTCTATGGTGCCAGCGCGCATGCTGGAGTAGTTCACCGCCTCCAGGTCGTTCGCGAGCGTCGCATAGTCTATGTCCAGGCCCGCCGCGATGCCGCGCAAGCAGCCCTTCATGAAGCTCTCGAAATTGGCGTGCGGATAGTCGGGGTTGAAGCTCTCGAAATCGTATCCCGGCGGCAGTTCCCACATCTCGCCTGGCTCGACCTGCGCGGACAGCGACCCGGCGATGTTCTGATCGGCAAGCTGGCCGGTTGCCTGTCCGGCGTAGCCACCATCCTCGGCGGCACGCTTGAAAAAGCCCATTTTACTCGCGCCGACGCGCGCGGCGACGACAGCGGCTTCTTCGTAGCTGTGCAGCATGCCCATGCGGATCAGCACTGCGTGCAGCCACGAATAGCCGCGCACCTGTTCGGCGCGCTCCGGCAGGAACACATGCCAGATCTGATCCGCCGGGATGCGCTCGTAGCCGGGCATCGTCCAGCCCCAGCTTTCACCGGGATGCGAGGTCTTCACATGGTAGGCGATGGGCCTCGACATGCTGTCGATCTCGACGCCCATGCGGATGTTGAGACCATCCGGCGTGACCTTGTTCAGCGTCTCGTCAAGCCGATCGATCTCGAGCAGCTGGAGCGCGAAGCCATTCGGCAGATCGCGCCGCCGCACGATGCGGACCAGCGCTTCGCCGTCGCGAGCCACCGCCTTAATGGTCACGCGAAGCAGGTGCGCGAACGTCATGCGTCCGCCGATGTCGGCGGTCTTCTGCCATTTCCACCACGCCATTTCGATGGCGCTGTTGGCGACGCTGTCGAGGACGCCGCTGTTGGTCAGCGCCCGGACCTGGAGCGTCGGGCCTTCGGACCCGACAATGTGCGTCGCGGTGAGCGACAGGAAGCGTCGCGCATATTCGTGGTTGTTGCAGAGCGCCCGCGCACGCGCGCGAAGGATCGCGAGACCGTTTTCGGCGTCGCTGTTCGCCGAACCGCTCCACGTCGCCAGCGATTGCGTCAACCGATTGACCGCAGCGCCGGCAAAGCCCGCCGATTGCTGCCGCACCATGCGGCGCGGCGCTGCGACGGGCTTTTCGCCCGCGCGAAACCATTTCAGCGGGTTCAGTTCGACCATTCGGGATGTCCTTTACAGCCGGACTTGAAGCAGAAGCGGCGATGCTTTGCCGGTGTTGAGCCGCGCAGCGGCTTCCTCGTTGGCGAGTTCGCGTTGCCACATGGAGAGCAGCCTCATCATCTCGCCGAGGCTCTCAAACTCAATGTCGCGGCCAGCGATGCTGTATCGCTTTACGCGGCCAGCCGTGGCCTTGAACGTGGCGAGAGCAGTCTTGAGGTCGTCCACCGCCTTCGCCGCTTGCGTGCGGAATTCCTGCGGCACCGGGTTGGCGGGATTGGCGGTGACGGTGAACGTGCCGCGCTTGACCGTGAACCTTTCGGACGCGCTCTCGACGTAGGCGGTCCAGTTGTAGACTCCGGGTGCCCAGGTCGCCGTGTTGGTGGCGTTGACCTCAAGCAAATGATCGGTGCCGCTCGCCGTGCCGGTTATGTTGTAGTGGTTCGTTGCGTTCCGCAGCGCGTAGTTGAGCGTCCAGCCGTCGGTCGCCAGGTAGTCGTTCAGCGTGATTTGCCACCGCAGCGTATCGCCCGCGATGATCGTGGTCGGTTCGACGGTCGGCGTCTCAGCGGCCATATCAGCGGCTCCTGATGTGGAAGACGGCGCTCTCTTGCAGCGTCTGGCCGTCTGATGTGGTCACCTCGGCGGTGAACACGAACCCCTTTCCCGTCGCGCCGCCCGTCAACCGCACGCTCGCGATGGTGCCGCTGACACCGTTGCTGGTGTGCGAGATGCCGCCGGGATTGTGCGACCACGTCACGGCGGTCAGCGTCACGCCGCTGTCGAGCCGATCCGCGAAGTCGATGCCGACGAGGACGGTCTCGTTGGCATCCTTGTCAGGCCACTGGATCATCGGATCAGTTCTGGATGCGGATCGTGCTGGCCGTCAGCGTGAACGTGCCCGAGGTCGTCGAGACGTCGCTGCCGAAATCGACTACCGCAATGAGTTCGTCCGCCGAGGACGCGCCGCCGCGAGACTTGTAGTAGACCGCCTTGCGCGCGGTGATCGTGCTGGACGACCACGACGCGCCGCCCAGGACGTATTCCTGTCGGTCGTTCGTGGTGTCCACCGCGCTGACCGTCACGGTCGCCGTCGCGCCGCCGGTCGTGTAGCCCGCGCCGCTGACCTCGTTGGTCACATCGGACCGCTTGGTGTGCGTGTCCTTGTTCTCGGTGTAGGACGACGTGACCAGCATCACCTTGAACGTGTCGGTGTCGAGGTCGATATTGCCCTTGCCGAGATCGTTGAAGAAGCTGGTGTAGATCAGGCTCGCCATCGTGATGTCTCCTATGCGCTGC